GAGATGCCACCAGACGGTCTACCGCTGACGATAACATTTCCTCTGCGATGTCTGTGTCGTAGTCTTCGCCGGTTTCCTCTCCCCACGAATACATTCCCAGATGGTGGTCCCCGATCAAGTAGCATGATGCATAGTCATCATCGGCAGTCTTTGGCGGAGCAACCAGTTTGTGAACCCCCTTCATCTGCTCGGCGTATGCAGAAACAAACTCATCAATGAACTGCTCGATCTTTTGCTTTTCCGGTTCTTGGATATGCCACTGAGCAGTAATACCTCCTTCGGAGTTGTACATCGTGGAAACACGTTTCGTGGTGAATCCCGGCGCAACCGCGTGAGTCAAACCATTGTCAGGAGCGTACCCGGCCTTGGCAGCGCGGGCCTTCAACAGATTCATGGATTTCAATACGTTTGACGCATCCCTACCTATCTTCCGTGAGATTTCGGCGGCACCGAGGCCTTTATCCATTAGCTCTGCGATCTGTACCTGTAGGTCTGATCTTGCGTATTCTTTGTGGCTCATAATTTTTCCCCGTAGCGGTACTCAAGAATAAACTGGCAATAATGAATTGCCTTCCGAATGTCTTCAGCGCCGTTCTTTGACCGGTGCCGGGTAATGTACTTGATTACATTACCTTCAGCATACGGCATGTCGTTGTGCATAATGTAGTCGATTGGTTGGATTTTCATGTCGTTGTAATGGGATCCGCCTACCTGATAATCTGCTGATGACATCATTTTTCCCCAAGCCTGTCTTTGTGAAATTTTATACGCTCCTTGAAGTCAGCAAGCATATCTTCGTAGTCTTTTTTGTAATACTTTTTCAACTGCTTTTTCTGATCAAGCATGTCTTGTACAAAGTCTTTCCCGTAGTAGTTTTCCATCCACAGTGTATATGATTGTCCTGCGGTCCCGTACTTCATGCCGAAGTTGTTACACCCCGGACACTGGGGATGCACGTTGCATTCTTCAAGCGCCCAGAAACTACTGTGCCCCTTGGGGATGAAATGACCCCCGTGAACTTCTTTGTAGTGGTATTTCTGATCACAAGAAACGCAACGAACAAAGCCGTCATCGTCCGCCGCCGATATTCTCGCCAGCAACTGGATCGCATCAAGGCACTTGGACCGCAGGGTCTTTTTCATCTCAGGTTCATCTCCGCCCGCAGGGTAGCCTGTTTTGTGCGCCAAGTCTCGAAGCGCATCTTCATTACATCCAGTCTAAACTTCAATGACAAAGCCTTTTCAGTTGCTACCTTCAGCCCCTGAAGCAACTCGATATATTCTTCATCGGCGTATGCCTCACGCTCCTGAGCCGCAATTGATAGATTCTTATGATAGCCCTCATGACGCTGCATCAAGAGCGCCTTTTTGGATTTTTTGAACTCGGTCAGATGGACCCTCTCGGCCTCTGCCTGAGCGTATTCATCGGCCATGCTTTCTAATTCTTCGAAGTTGTTCATATGCCACCTCAACATGTGTTTTAACCATGTCACGAAGGTGCGCCGGAACCTTCTCCAGCGCCGCCCTCCGTTCCTCCCTACTCGTCAACTTTATGATCTGCTGTGCATACTGTCTCGGGCGCACCGATCACCTCCAATACCGTTTGATCATCGTTGACAAGTATTAAAGGCAAAACACCAAACCCTGTCTTCAATGAAACTACCGCGTACCTGACATTGTGAAGCCCAGCCAAGAACTCAGCTTCTTCCATCGCGTACAGGGGATCATCAAACGTGGTCATGCCGTGATCAATAATCACAAGCCACCCCGCATAAAAGCAATTAGATCAATCCCCATCGCATCACACAGCTTCTCGCAAAGACCAATCCTTGCATCCTTCAACGAACGCCACCGAGCAACCTGCTGCTTGTGAACACCGAGTTTTGCGGCCAGATCGACTGACCGCACCCCCGTGTCAATTTGCGCCTTCTTCAAGGCTTTCCCAAAATCAAACTTCATGATCCACCTCAGAACGGAATGTCTTCGTCAAACTCGTTACCCATAGGCGTTGGGTTTGGTGATGGTGCTGACTGACGTGCTGCCAACCTATCTGACATCTTACCCTTCATCAATGGTGCGTTTGGGTTGTCTGAATCGTTACGCCAAAGAGCGATATCCAGTTCCTCGCCCTCTTTGATGTCTCGATGCGCAATGACAGTGCCACGCGCAGCTGGGCCTTTAGGATTGTTGGTTCTTGGCTTCCAGAGTGAAACTTGTCCGCGATTGTCGTACTGAGTCATGATTTACTCCCATCATAGTTTTTTGAAATTTGCCAATATTGAAGCAGACTCAAGAACATCTTGAGATGCTTTTCGAACGTGTCTTCATTCCACAGGTGGACCAAGATAATCTCTGGGTTCTCCCGATCAATGAAGACTGACACCCTTTTCGGAGTGTCAAAATTTAACCCACAGGCATAGGCGGCCAGTTGCATGCCGTGTTCGTCAAACACCAGCTTTGCCGGATCCTTACCCTCAAGGTTATCTTTGGTTTTGAAATCAACCACCCACCCGTCAGGATGGTACAGGTCGATCTTGCCACCAAATCCAAACGGATGCGCAAAGGAATCCTCTGCCACCCAACCATCTTCCAGCCCGGTCAGGTCATCCAAGGCTTCCTTCACGGCACGGTACGGCCTGCTCTCAACCCCGGCAGAAAACCCTGACTCGATGTAAGCATGGATCTCTGTGCCCTTTGCAGCGGCATCAATAGCCTGCTGTCTTGAGTCAGCCTTTGCCCGCGCCATAAAGCTATCCAAGGATTCTCCTTCTCCACGGGGCAGGGTCAGCGCCGATAACAGTGCCTGATCAATCTTCCAGTTCTCGAGACCGGGCTTTGCAGCAACACCCATCACAGATGTCACAGACGGTACATAATTGCGTACACGGGCATCCCTGAGCGTAGTGTTACGCTCTTTGCCGTTCTTCCCAATGACTGTGTACTGGGGCTTGCCTTCTTGGTCATACCAGTGTGTAGATTCCTTGATCATGAATTACCTCCCAAGGCCCATGCAGGAAGCTGCGGCGCCTTCCAGTAAAACGTCTTGCCGTCAGCCTTGGCCTGATTCCAGCCATTACGGTCAGCAGGACGGTCAGTACGGCACTCAGCAAAGTTGGTCTCAAGGTTGTACAAGTATCGACCAATACCCCACTGGACACCAGCGCGTTTCATGGATGCAGACCTGCCGCCCTTGACGGCCTCGACCTGAGTTGGCTCGGCAGCATCATACTTCCATATCCACTCGTCACCGCACTTAATACCGATACCGCACTCAACAGCACCAGACTCGCACTCCATGAACCGGTTCATCCAGTTCTCAGGCCCGCAGACATCATCAAGACGCTGCATGATTGCGCGGTTGGTAATGTATGCCAGCACCATTGCCCATGGCTTCCCATTAGAGAACCCAGACCTCTGGACCCTCCACTCGATATCTTCTGCCGGGAAGTAATCTCTCAATTGATTAAGATTCATGAATTCCTCCCGTTGGCTTTCCACCACTTTTTGTTTTCAGACTCAATCTCGGATGCTTCGTACCCGCGACCGTAGCCGTCCTCAAACTCAGGGTGAGAACCCTGCGGACAGCCAAGACCACGATACCCGGCAAAGAATCCATCGCACCAGATGTCGGACCTGTTGCGCCCAAACACTGCGTTGACTTTATCTATCATTTCCATTTTTGTCTCCCGTCATTGAATGGAACCTGAATTGTAAACCGATATGATTACCGATGCAACATCATTTGATGTCATTCTGTGGGGATGGTGATTTCCCCGGAAGGTATTGTTATCCTTGTTTTGCGGCTCTACTCCTCCCGTCACCAAGCCGTAGCCCCCTTCACTGGGGGCTTTTTATATCTGGAAGCATTGGGTTTACCAACTCCGATCTGAGCAAAGCGTAAATCTGTCGAAACGCCTGTCCGTGTGGCTTTCGGTAAGTTTTGTTAATCCACCTTACCAACGGGCCTTTTTTGTATTGGACGTGGTGCGCCACCTCATGAGAAACCGTTAGCCATAGTGACTGCTCCAGATTATCGCACCACCTGCCTCCGATCACATGACACTTTTCGAATGCCTTGTACTCGCGCTGGTAATGCCTGCCCTCTGCATGCTGCCAGTAGGATAAGTTGATTTGAATCACCCTCCTGTCGGCGTATGTCGCGCTTGCCCACTTCTTATCTACCACTCTGGTGATGGCTACCGCGTTTTCGATATCCAGCTTAGTGATCCCAAGTTCGTAATCCTTCTTTGCCAAATGCCTCATGCATTTGCGCACCATGATCTTGATTTGCTTCTCCATGTTACACCTCCCTCATGTAACGCTTCTCTTTGAGCGGAAGCTTTTTGTTGCCAAGCGATGGAGAGTAGAAGTGCATCCACTTTCTCCCTTCCTTATATATCCACCCGGAGACTTGTCCTCTGGCAGAGTGATACACCACTGGAATGAATCCTCTGTTGCGCACCTTTCTTACAGTTGGGTTTTTGATTATGTGTTTCATTTTATTCTCCCGTCTTGTTTTGTTATCCATCTCTTTATTGAGTTGGTGCAAGTATTATATCAAACGGGTTTTCGGAAATTTGCGTTTACCCCTATTTTTGTAGGATAAATCGGCCTGCAGCCCAGTGTTTCTCTGGGCGAAAAAAAAGCTTGACACCTATTTTTATAGAGTATTTCTTTCTAAAAGTGGGGAAAAATCAAGCTGCAGCCCAGTGTTTCCGGGGTCAAAATTTTTTTTAGTAGGTCCAGATCGCAGTTCTGGGGTCCATGTCAAGATGGATGAATCTGCCGCTACCCCTTGCTTTCAATGACTTTCAACTGAGATGACGCGGACTTCTTGTCTAGGAAATCAATCAATTCAGCGATCTCCTTGGTTGAGTATGCCGCATCGCTTGCCCTGATCAGCAAGAATGCCAGCTTGTCGTAAGGTCTCAGGTCGGCATAGAAAATATCAGGGATTTCAAAAGCCTCGTAGCTTTCTGCAAAATCTTCTTCATTTTCCATATCTAATAATATTCCCCAGACCTAATCATGTCAGTCAACTCGATGGCTCTGCCTTTGACTTGCGTTGCCCACCTGCTGTCTAAGAAGTGTTCGGCAGCCGCACCGAAATCCCCGGTACTCATAGACTGCAAAGCGTTTGTAAACTTCAGCAGCCTTGGCAGCCCAAGGTTGAACCCCAGAGAAATCATGGCATCTCTACGGGCTTCGTTGAGTTCAGAGAACCAAGAAAATGCACCGTCTAGCTCTTTAACCGTGCGGGATATATCGTTCTGGAGCATCAGGTTTATCTCATCGTCAGACAAGCCCAAACCTGTTTTCGAGATATTTCTACCAACGCCGATAGTTTCTAAATTTTCAGTATCTAGGTAAACATGCTTCTCTACGCCCTCATGCCGGCGCAGTAGCTCAATCAGCTTGTCCATTGGTATTGGAGGCTCCGAAATAAAAACTAATCACAGCAGAAACGAGGCCGCCCATGTAACCCAGCACAAGGTTGATAAGCTCCATCGAGTTCTGCTCGGGCGGCATAATAGTTATCATGGCGATGTAGGCGCAGAAAAACAGTACCATGATCACACCGATAAACTTAGCCGTCCAGTCGCGGGAGAAGTGCTTGCGAGCGTCCCGCTTGTCCTTGGTTTCCAAGGCGAATAAATCGACATCGAGTTCCTTCATCCGGGACTCAAATTCAAGTTCTGCTGTTTTTATGGCACTTAATTGGTCTGGAGTGACAGTCTGCATCGCCTGCTCGATGCTTGCAGGTGTAGGATCACAGCCAAGAACATCAGCAATAACCTTTCCTGCCATACCGCCAAGCGGCCCACCCATAGCACTTCCTATGGTTGGCGCTATACCACCAATCAAGTCTTTTAGTTTGCCGAATTTCATAGGATAGCCAATACAAGCATAGCCAGCGCAGCCCCACTTACAACCATGCCGATTTGCTCAACAGTGGCACCCTGCGCATACTTCCAGCAATACTCGCCAATCTTTTTAAATATACCCATGTCTTTATCCTTTCATAAAAAAAAATAAACGCTACTTACCACCCCAGTTCATCCAGATGCCGGTAGCCAAAGCAGCCAGCAGTGCAGTAGTAACCATCCGAGCTATAGTTTGGCCTACTGTGCGCTTTGTGTCGCGCCAAGTCTCCAGCAAAGACCGAAGCTCCTTGACATCACCGTAGGCTTCTTCGTCAGACAGCCCGATGTCTTTCAGTGCCTGTCTAGCACCTTCTTTTGCGGCTCTGTCAATCAATATCTCTATTTCTTGTTCGGTCATTTTTTGTTTTCTCAAACTACCTGTACAAAACAAACAATTAAAAACACCAAGCAACCTGCCATAGCAGCCAAGATAGTACCATCACGCACTAGCCTGTTGCGTTCTGCTTGTTCTCTGGCTTTGGTAAGCCTCTGCTGCCTGATACGTGATCTCTCTCGCAACATATCTTGGTAGAACTCGGCTCCTACTGTGTACATACAAAGTTCCCGTAGCTGCTTTTCCATGTCTTCGTATTTCTTCCGGGCCAGCATGATCTCCATTGCCTGTGCTTCTACTGACTTACCCCGGAGGAGTTTAGAGCTTTTCTCGTTGTGGATGGCGGCTTCTTCAATCTCTGTCTTGGCATCAAAAAACTTTGCGAAATACGCACCCATATCCTCTAAATCACGCCCGGCATTGACAGCGGCCTTGCACATGTTGAAGGCTTTCGTTGCTCCACCAATGAGCATTGCAATTTCGGCAACAGGCATCTTACTGTCTCGGTACGCACTGCGAAGGCTTGATATCAAAAGGCTTGCCTTTGAACGGGATGATTGCCTGATATGTCCCCAGACGCACGTTAGTTCCAATCAAGAAAACATTGCCGGAGTCATCAATCAGAGAATTACAATCGCCATAGAGAACTGCCATGCCACCCAAGTCATCGGCATACAGGTTTAATTCTCCTGTGTATCTTGGATACATAATAGCCTTGCTAAGAGAAGAATGTCCTAGACCAAAGGCATGACCTACTTCATGCAAAGCTATGCTACGAATGTTGGCTCTATCCACAAGATTCATTGAGAAAGTTATCTCAATCACTGCCATCTTTTTTGAGTTCACGTACCAGCTAACACCAGTCTGAGCTAGAACAAGCTGTTCGCCTTCTGCGTTTATGAACACATCGTTAATGTAGTAAAGCGATGAGTTAGATTCGTTTGTTACCATGTCCTCACATTTGACCGTTACCGGCATATAGTCAATGGCCCGGTACTGGTCTATAGATGGGTCAAATACCAAGTAGCCCGAAACAATCTCGTTCTCATCGTGGAAGGCATCGCCATTGGGATACTGAAAGAACGAATCGACTACAGCATCAACAACGTACTGTTCACAACTGCCATCGCTTTTTACTCCGACACGATCTTCGGCTATGAACGGCTTGTCTTCATGGATAAAAGTATAGGCCAGAACAGCAGTCCAGAAGCCTACGCCAATACCGAGAACTGCCATCCATGTGACCAACTTCAGCCAGTCAATCCTCACAGCCAGTCTTCTCCCAGATCAACAGGGTAGAA